CCAAGGAGCCCAAGGTCATGCGTGCCATGGTCGGCATGTGGGTCCTGAAGAGCGACCAGGGCTTCAAGATCTTCTCTGAGCCGGCGTTCCGCAAGAGCTGGGAGCGCGTGGGTACGGTCGGCGGTGCTCTTCTTGACGCTATGTCCAAGAAGCCCACGGACACCTACGTTCTGACCAACGAGATGACGGAGGCTTGATGGTGCTCGCAGCATTTCTCGGAGGGATGTTCCTGGGAGGTTTCCTGGGACTCCTGATCGGAGCACTTGCATCCGCAGCTAGCAAGGCAGACAAGAGTCTTGCACTAGAAGAGGAGGTTCGAAGTGGCAACAATGTTCGGGTACTCCGCCAAGAAGATCCGTCAGAAGGCTGACAAGCGGGGTATCTCTGAGGAGGCTTACGTGGCCTACCTCAAGATGAAGAAGGCCGGGTTCAAGAAGCCCGGGATCGACAGGGCGATCTCAAAGAGCGCTTAAGCCCTGAGCGTTGATGGACCCTGGCGGTGGGGAAGCCGCCTAGGTGTAAAAGACCGAACAAAGGGGCATTCGCGGGCCCTCGGCGTCCATCAGGTGAGCGGAGAAGGATAACTCCGAACGGCCATTTCTCTGACGAGTGATTTGGTTAAGTAGTTAAAAAACCGGCCTGGGGTAGTGACTAGCCATCACGCCCAACTTGAGCGGCACTCGAGAAACAGGCGACGTGTGTGTGCGTTGGGGGTTCAGCTCATTGCGTGAGAGCCAACCTTAAACGACCATTCGAATTTGGGTGCCCAACCACACACACCATATTCGTCCTACATTGGCATGGGACCTTGTATGGACGGCTGCAAGACAAGCGAAGTGGAGCGAAAGTGGGGAGGGGCTTCAACCGAGGGGTTCCTCCCCACCCACCCATTCCTATGAGGAGCCAAGATGGAAATCTATATCGTCATGACCAAGAACGGCACTTATCGAGGCGCGTTCAGCTCGATGGAGAAAGCTGTCGAATGGATCGCGAGCTACCACCAGGTTCGTCTTGCAAACAAGGAGATGATCATCCGCAAGGTGGTTCTTGATGAGCAGTCGATCTACCGCGCTCCGTTCCAGACCGTCTACAACTACGAGCCCATGCCGAAGGAGACCCGCAATGACGACGGAGCTTGAGGAAGTCCTGCAGGATGTCAACGCTCGCATCTCGAGCATGACGACATCCCAGATGGACCGTTATTTCAGGCAGCCCGCGGCTACGAGGGGTACGATCGAGCAGTTCATTACGCTCCCTCGTGAGGAGGAGCTCAGCCGGCGTTGCATGCAGCTCATCGACGCGAAGATCGCGATCGAGCATATCCTTGGAAGGTGACATGGACGACAAGACTTTCGAGACTGAGATGGATGATGCTGAAGAGTATCGCCAGTCAGTCGAGAAGATGTGGGTCAGGATCTACGAGATGGCCAACGTGCCGGCAACCGGACCTGGCAACCGTGAAGAGCGACGCCGAGTCGAAAAGGTTCTGAGGCGTATCGAGAAGCGGGGACTCACCATCGGGAGGTGAAATGCGAAACACGCTCTATCCTCATCAGGAGGATGCACTAGCCCGGATGCATAACGGCTGCATCCTGTACGGAACGATGGGGACGGGCAAATCTCGTACGGCTGCTGCATACTACTACGACAACGAGGCTCCTAAGCCTGTGTATGTCATCACCACAGCGAAGAAGCGTGACTCTCTTGATTGGAAAATTGAGTTCGCTAAGTTCGGGGTGGGGGAGGAAGACTCTACCGAGGGTCTCCTGACGATTGACTCGTGGAACAACATGCACAAGTACAAGGATGTGAAAAATGCGTTCTTCATTCTGGACGAGCAGCGGCTGGTGGGGTCTGGTGCTTGGACCAAAGCGTTTCTGGCGATCGCGAAGAACAACACGTGGATTCTTCTTAGCGGTACTCCTGGGGACTCGTGGATGGATTATATTCCCGTTTTTGTGGCGAATGGGTTCTATAAGAATCGCACGCAGTTCAAACTGGAGCATGTCGTATACTCCCCCCATTCAAAGTTCCCCAAGGTTGATCGTTACCTGGGAGTCAGAAAGCTCCTAGACCTGAGAAGTCGCATCCTCGTCGAGATGAAGATGGACGAGCGTAGGACAGTTCCGGAGGTGCACTATGTCGACATGGAGTTCGACTGCGAAAGATTCGACAGAGTCTGGAAGCGACGCTGGCACATCTTTGAAGATCGACCACTCAGAGACGTCGCTGAGCTATACCGCGTTGCTCGCAGACTCGTCAATTCAGACCCTAGTCGAATCGGGTACATTAAAGGCCTACTCGATACACACCCCAAGCTCGTCATATTCTACAACTTCGACTACGAGTTGGAGATCCTTCGTACGCTGGCTGATGCGACGACTGTAGCCGAGTGGAACGGACACAACCACGATCCCCTCCCTACTGGGGAAAGCTGGGTCTATCTAGTTCAGTACGCAGCTGGTAGTGAGGGGTGGAACTGCACAACGACCGACACGATGGTGTTGTACTCTCTGACATATTCGTACAAGCACTGGGCACAAGCGTTCGGACGCATCGATAGGCTGGATACTCCGTTCGAAATTCTACACTACTATGTGCTCCGTAGCCAGTCAGTTATTGACAGACAGATCGGTTTCGCACTGGATCACAAGAGGGACTTCAACGAAAATCGGCAAAAGTACACCGGTTTTGGGCCAAACTAGTCAGAAAACTGACTAGCCTAGTCAGTTTATACCAAGCAAAAACCGATTTTTACCCCCTCTGACCTGCGGTTTAGTCAGTTAGTCAGTTTTAACCCTTATTTAGACTAATGCGAGGAGTAAAAAAGCTATAAAGAAGTTTCTTCGCAAGAAAACTGACTTTCTGACTAGCCACCTCGCGCGAAAAACGCGGGTTATGATAGAAGGATGCAGAAGAGTCTGCGCAAATCCTTGAATTTTGGCCTAGGAGGCATGATGCAGGAGCGCTACTACCAGCGAGAGCTTATTGCAACGCTCAAGCTCATGTTCCCTGGTTGTGTGGTCATCAAGAACGACCCTACCTACATTCAAGGATTTCCGGATCTTCTCATTCTCTGGCATGACCTGTGGGCCGCGCTAGAAGTGAAAGCAAGTGCACGGGCCCCTGAACGTCCGAACCAGCGTTATCATGTTGAGCTACTCGACAACATGTCGTTCGCGGCGTTTATCTACCCAGAGAATGAAGAGGAGGTGTTGGATGCGCTTCAACGCACATTCCAACCTCGTCGGCCAACACGCATTCCTAAGCGCTAGCAAGCATCACTGGATCAATTACGACGATGAGAAGCTGGACCGTACCTATATTGCTGCTATGGCGGCACAGAAGGGTACCGAGCTCCATGCTCTAGCTCATGATCTGATCCGACTCGGAGTGAAGTTGCCTAGGAGCCCCAAGGCTCTGAACAACTACGTCAACGATGCTATTGGCTACCGCATGACTTCCGAGCAGATCCTATATTACTCGGACAATGCTTTTGGCACTGCTGACACAATCTCGTTCAAGAGGAATCTCCTTCGAGTCCATGATCTGAAGACTGGCGTCACACCTACCTCAGATCGGCAGCTCGACGTATATTGCGCACTCTTCTGTCTTGAATACGGATTCAAGCCGTTCGAGATTCAGTTCGAGAAGCGTATTTACCAGGGCACTGAAGTTAAGGTGTTTGAGGGAGACCCTGAACTGATCGCACATGTCATGGATAAGATCATCACCTTCGACAAGCGAATTAACGCTATCAGGATGGAGGCTATGTCGTGATCATCGATGCTGATGCTCTTGCTCACTACGGTACGCCTCGCCATTCTGGTCGCTACCCTTGGGGCTCGGGCGGAGATGGGAATGCTAGGAACCGTGGGTTCTTGGGCATGCTTGCTGAGCTTCAGAAGCAGGGACTGTCTGAGCCAGAGATTGCAAAAGCTATGGGGTTCGCCAAGATTGACAAGGATGGCAACGTCATTTCCTCTGGTACCACGCAGCTTCGCAATCGTCGAACGATCGCACTCAATGCAGAAAAGGCTGCCCGTATTGCTCAGGCTGAGAAGCTGAAGGCTACTGGCATGTCCAATGCTGCTATTGCTAAGGAGATGGGGCTCCCTAATGAGTCGTCAGTCCGCAGCCTTTTGGCTCCCGGTCAGAAGGACAAGAATGAAATCCTCAACGCCACTACTGCGGTTATTCGTGATGCGGTAGACAAGCATGGACTTGTTGACATTGGTGCAGGAGTAGAGCACCAACTCGGCGTGTCTAGGCAAAAGCTTGACGCAGCAATCACAATGCTCGAAGAAGAGGGTTATCTTCGAACTTGGGTGAAGATTCCACAGCTCGGTACTCAGTTCGAAACCACCTATAAGCTTCTGGGTCGAAAGGGAATGACTCATAAGGATGCTTATGCTATGCGCGGCGATATTAAGCAGATCAAAGCATTCAGTGAAGATGGTGGTAGGAACTACGATGAGCTTCACTACCCATCGAAGATCAGCTCTAAGCGAGTAGATGTCAAGTGGGCCGAGGATGGTGGAGACAAGGCAGATGGCGTTATTTACGTACGCCCCGGTGTCAAGGATATTTCTCTTGGCGGCTCTAGCTACGCACAGGTTCGCATCAACGTGGATGATACCCACTTCCTTAAGGGTATGGCCATGTACAAAGATGACCTTCCTGATGGTGTAGATCTGCAGTTCAATACCAACAAGCGGAAAAGCGACACAAAAAAGGGCCACAAGCTCGAGGCTATGAAGCCTTTGAAGAAGGATAGTGATGGCAACCCAGACTTCATGAAGTCTATTCGTCGCCAGCGTGGTGTGATGAACATCGTGCAGGAGGAAGGCGAATGGGAGAAGTGGGCTGGTAATCTGTCCTCTCAGATGCTTTCAAAGCAGCGTCCCGCATTTGCTAAGCAGCAGCTTGATGTGCACTACGAGCGCAAGAAGTCGCAGCTTGATGAGATCATGGCTCTTACGAACCCGCTAGTTCGTAGGAAGCTTCTTGAAGAGTTTGCTGATAGCGTGGATTCATCTGCAGTGGATCTTGAGGCGGCGGGTCTTCCTCGTACTGCTAACCACGTTATTCTTCCACTCAGCAAGATCAAGCCGACTGAGATCTATGCCCCCAACTACAAGAATGGTGAGCGAGTAGCACTTATTCGTCATCCTCATGGAGGCATATTTGAGATTCCCAATCTCGTTGTGAACAACAACAATCCTGCTGCCAAGAAGGCGTTTGGTAACGCAAAGGATGCTGTTGGTATTCACCATTCTGTTGCAGAAAAACTTTCTGGTGCGGACTTCGATGGTGATACTGTTCTGGTTATTCCTAACAACCGAGGACAGGTTCAGCACCGCCCTACTCTTGAGAAGCTTAAGGGTTTCGATCCTAAGCATCAGTATCCCAAGTATGAGGGCATGCACGTCATGACTGAAAAGGAAAAGCAGCATGAGATGGGAATGATCTCAAATCTCATCACAGACATGACGATTAAGGGTGCTCACCACGACGAGATTGCGCGTGCAATCAAGCATTCGATGGTCGTGATCGATGCAGAAAAGCACGAGCTCAACTACAAGCAGTCAGAGATCGACAATGGAATTCGTGAGCTAAAGATCAAGTGGCAGGGTGGAACTAACAAGGGCGCATCAACGATCATTTCTAGGGCTGGCGCCCGAAAGGATGTTCCTGAGCGCAAGCAGCTGGTTAGAGTTGATCCTGCTACAGGAAAGAAAATCTACACGCCCACAAATCGAGGTTTCGTAGGCAAGGATGGAAAGTGGGTTACTAATACCCAGCGTTCTCAGAAGCTTGCCGAAACCGATGATGCATACACCCTTGTTGGTAAGCCCGCCCATCAGATCGAGAACATCTATGCTGATCACAGCAATCGTCTGAAGGCCATGGCTAACACAGCAAGAAAGTCTGCAGTCAACACAAAGGGCACGCCTTACTCGCCTGCTGCAAACAAGGCGTATGCAAAAGAAGTCGCATCTCTGAAGTCAAAGCTCACCCTTGCTCAGCAAGCAGCCCCCCTTGAAAGACAAGCCCAGGTCATTGGAAACGCTATGCTCAGGGCTAGGATCGATGCAGATCCAAACATGACGAAGGAAACCAAGAAGAAGCTTAAGTCTCAGATTCTTGAGCAGGCACGCAAGAGAACGGGTTCTAAGAAGACCCGTATTGAGATCACTCCAGAAGAGTGGCACGCCATCCAGGCAGGCGCAATCTCTAATGGTATGTTGACCAATATCTTGGACAATGCAGATTCCGAGGTTGTTAAGAAGCTTGCTACACCAAAGACACCTCTGAAGATGACTTCTTCCAAGACTACTCTTGCTAAGAACCTTCTTGGTAGGGGCTACACACAGGCAGAAGTAGCAGAACAGTTGGGTGTGTCACTTACTACACTGAAGACTGCGTTGAAGGGAGAATAGTGTGGCTGTCATGCTTACTACTGTAGACAACCCATTCGATCCTTTCACTCAGTTTGACGAGTGGTTCAAATGGGACGCCCATGCTGGCTATCACACATGTGGTTTGCTTGCAAGATTCACACATACATCGAGCGATTTGAGTATCGAAGATCAGCAGCTTGCCATTGAGCAAGCAATCGATGAGATCATGGAACTCAATGTAGATGGTGTGTACCGTCGAGTCATCAAGGAATGAGAACAAGCCGAGACAGTTTCACATTGAGAACACGAGAGCTCAAAGGCTTTCAAGTTTTCAGAACAAAACGGACATACAATACCAAACGTGGCCTGGGCAGAAAACGTTTTGTATTGCGTTTCATGTGAAACTGTCTCGGCTCTCTCCCTCTTTAGCATAGGGGGGAGGGGGTCCGCAAAAGATACCCCCCTAC